GATCCCGCGGTATATCCTTCGCCAAGTACGAAAGTTCACCCCTTGGGACAATCTGCATTCGTCAACAATGGTAACTCCACATATTTTGAAGGCAAAGTTCATACCGTTTCATCGAGCGCCGTATTTTTAAGTGCTTCTGCTGCGTCGGGCAGCTACGGGGCTCAGGCAAATACCTCTTCCAACATCCCTTTCACGTGGGCAAGCGGCGACAAAATCATGTGGAATGCGCGTTGGCGCGTCACGGGCTGGAATGGATAGTCGATGGAATCCGACCGACTCACTCTTCTACTAGAACTCAATCAGGAGATGCGCGCGGACATTAAGAAGCTGCGCGAAGAGATGGCTGAATTGCGCGGAGCTCGCGGTGTGTTTGGAAAAGCCAGTGGCTGGCTGAATGGAGTCGTTGCCGCAATTCTAATTGTTTACGTGGAATGGAAATTAAACCGGCTTAACTAAGCCAAAGGAGAAGCGAATGGATAATGTTCTAGAACTAGGAAAATGGTTGCTCGCGAATTACCAGGTCATCATCGAGTCTGCAGTTGTCGCACTTGGTGCGCTGATCGCATTGGCGATGCTCATCCCTGGAGATCAGCCGGAGAAGGCTTTGCAATCAGCATTGGACTTCCTCTCGAAGTTCTCGCGCAAGCCGAAGCAAGAAGAGCCTAAGTAATGAGTTGGCTTTCAGGACTGTGGTCTCTCATTCGCCTGGTTCTGGAGCTCCTGGGTTTGGTTCGCCAAGCCCAGGATGCAGCCGATGCGAAGGCGAAGGCCGAAGCTGAGAAGCGCTCACAAGAACGCAAAGAAGCATCGGAAGATTTGAACAACGCTCAAACAGAAGAGGAATTCAATGAAGCGTCTGATCGCTTGCATCGCAATGGCTCTAAGCCTTAGCGCGATTGGCTGTGGCAAAGAAGTTCCGGATGCGCCTGAACACGACAAGTGTACTTACTCGATCAAGTTCAGCAAATGGCGCTGCTGCAATTCCGAAACTAAAAAATGTGAGAACCGTGCACTGAATGATCCTCGCATGGAAAACGCTCAAGCCGTTTCGCTTGATGACTTCAACGAACTAGAAGACTGGACAGACACAGTCATCCAAATTGCTAAGCAAAGGTGCAAGTAATGGCGATCTATAAAGAAGGCAGCAGAGGCCCTCAGGTTTTACAGATCCAAAGAATGCTCATCACCTTGGGCATTAACATTGGCGAAGCTGATGGGAAGTTCGGACCGCGCACTGATGCCGGGGTGCGATCATTCCAGCAAAGTCGGAAGCTCACGGTTGATGGCCGCTGTGGCACCACAACGCTCGCTCACTTAAAGCTTGCCGTCGCGGCGCTTGCCGAAAAGCCCGATGAACGAGAGCAGCCTGTTCAGACGGGTGACTTCAAATATAATGAACGAAGCTTAAAGAACCTGGCTCAGTGTCACCCCGATCTTCAGAAGATGGCCGCTGAGCTTGAGAAGATCTTTCCTGTTGTTGTCACTACCGGGCATCGCAACAAGGCAGACCAAGATGCAGCTGTCCGCGGCGGGTATTCGAAAGCCCCGTGGCCGAAGTCGCGCCACAACACCATGCCGTCCACAGCATTCGATGCATACCCTCACCCCATCCCGAAGAATCCCAAAGATTGGGATGATCCTGAATACCTCGCGAAATTCGCGGAGATGCGCAGACAGATGAAGGTTGCGGCTGCACGTGCTGGAGTGTCCGTTGAGTTCCTGTCTTGGGATCGCCCTCACGTTCAATTAGTTAAGAAGAAGGCCGCTTAAGCGAGACTTGAATTCTAGCCATCCATAGGATTAACCTATCAATGCAATTGCGACGATAGACAAAACCTATAGGAGGGTTTCATGCGTTTTCTTCTTTCAGTTCTCATGGCCGCGTTTTTCTGTGCCGATGTTCACGCGGCGTTTACGGTTTACAATTCTTCCGGCGACCGCGTTGGCGGGGCACACAAGATCCAGTGTGCATCCGGTCTGTCTTGTACAATCAGCAGCGGTAAGGTCACGGTCACGCCGGTAAGCCTCACGGCAACTGGTGATGTCACTGGTGATGGCGGAGACCAGCTCAACGGTTTCTTACAGAATCGCGTAACTGCATCCACCACCGCGCTAACAGCTGCACAATGCGGCTCGACTGTGATTAGTGCCGGCGCGGCTGTTCAGCCCTTGCCCGAAGCATCCACCGTTTTGGGTTGTCGCTATACATTCATTTGCGGAACAGCGGATGATATGGACATCGATCCGGCGGACGGGACTGATGTAATCGGAGTGATCAACTCTGTTGCCGCTGGCACTGGTGCCGCAATCACACCCTCTGCAGGTGATGAGATTCGCTGTACTGACATCGGTTCTTCAATCACGCTTGAGGCCACGAGTGCAAACTTGTGGAGCGCTGTGGGCGTGGCGAATGGCGCATGGACTGACGTTAACTAGAACTTAGAGCAGCGAATCTCTTCGTGGACTTCATCATCTTCATAGAGTCCACAATCATCGGCGGCGGTTCCATTGGTGTCACTGCATTGATTCCCTGGGTGGGTGAAGTATGTGCAAGCCAGGCCGTCGCCGATCGACCCGCAAGTGTATGCCTCTGAATAAAGAAGGCCGTACCCAATGAACCAGTGGACAGTTGAAGTCGAGCTGCCGCCTTGGTACGTGCACCCTGAGGGAACACCTTGGGGCAGCGCCGGGTTGATTTCTTCACACAGCAGTTCGATCTGGTCATCACCTGCATCGTAAAGTTTGCATGACATCCGCGACTGAAGTGCGCAGTCATATCGGTCCGCGTTGAAAGTATAGCCATCGATAAATGTGTGGGCGGCAGTGACTTGATAAGTACATTCTTCAGGAATGCGCTGAGCGGCCGCCGCGGGCTGAGTACTTGTTTCCTCATCCTTGGCGCAAGCTGCGATACTTATGCATATAAACAAAAGGCACACTGTTCTAAACATAAGTAAATGATAAACCATACTTGATATAGGCCGAGAACAATTTAGCGAAGGCGTGCCAAACTGGTGCAATCCTTCGATTAATATATGTGAACACTAATGAAATTAGTGTTGATCTTATCCGGCAATGTCCGTAAATCGAACGTCATGTTTACATTAAAATGATTTAAACCCTGCTGTGGGATGTACGCTGGTTTGCAAGGGGGCAACTATGATGGATCCACGAGACGTGTTTAACGCGCTTTTGACTTGGGCATTAGACCCGCAAGATCACTCTTGTACTTTGCAGCCAGATCCCAGTTCTGGAAAAGCAACGCGAGCGAAACGGCGCGCAACTTCTCGGGCGCAGCTGCGAGTTCTTCAAGGAGAAGGGCAACAGTCTGGTGGCTCCACGAAGTCGGATCAGCCTCAACTAATTGTCGCTTCTGAGCTGCCGAAAGCTTTCGCGGGGGAGCGCTCGCCGGGTTGAAGTATGCTTCATTCACGCCAAGGACTTGATAGATCCCTGGCATCCTGAAGTCCTCAGGAAACACCTCTCCCTTTTCCCACCGCCACACAGTAGTTGGGTCCACGCCAACGCGCTTATCCTCGGCGAACTTTGCCTGAGTTAGGCCCGCTGACTGCCGCGCGGCTTTTAATTTTTGCCCAAAATGGGATCGATAAATCTGCACTGGTTGAGCCTACTTGCGCTATCGCGCAGTGTGAACTGCACCAAAACGCAAGATTCCAGTTGAATTCATGCGCTATAATGCGTATTCTCTCAGCATGACGAGTGAAGAACTCATGGCCGAAGTGCCAAAGGCAGTTAAGAAACATGGGTACCGCACGGTTTGGTTAGCGTTGATAACCGGCGGACTTGGGGAATCGACCACGCGCGGTCTTATCAATGGTTCATATTCGCCCGGTCGTTTGCACCGCCGGACGATGGAGATCATTGAAGACGCGCTTGCAGCCCTGAGTAAGGGCAAGGCGAAGGCCTCTTAAAATTTGAATGGCAATTAGATTGAACGTGAACGCCCGTCAAGGGCGCAAGGCGCATTCGTGCGCGAGGATGGAAACATGACAGGGGCTCCGAAGATTTTATCTGGTACGCCTTCGAACCTTCGCGAGGCGTGCACTCAAATGATCTTGAAGGTTCGCCGACCTAATCCAGTTGGTGGCGCGATGGACGCAATGACTGAGTATCTACGCAATCGTTTCGCACCCGAGATTTTGAAGGCTGATGCTGAGGGTAAGCCCGAGATTGCCGAAGCACTTCAGCGCGTGCTGACTCATTGTTTGGAGCGCGGTTAATGAGCGCGCAACACAACCTCAATTCCGTGACTCAAATTGTTCAGGGACTTGAGCCTCAGTTCAACAAGCTTGCGCAAACCCACAACGCTGTGACGTTCGCGCAAGAGTGTGGATACGCATTGCAGATCTTGAAGGGGAACGAGTACCTGACTCGAGTTGCGGCAGCAAACCAAGATTCATTGAAAGATGCAGTCTTGAATGTGGCGGCAATTGGACTCACGCTCTCGCCCGTTGAGAAGCTTGCCTACTTGGTTCCTCGCAAAGGCAAGATCTGCTTAGACGTTTCTTATCAAGGACTCGTAAAGCTTGCCACCGATGCAGGGGCAATTCTTTGGGCGAAGGCCGAAGTAGTTTGCGCTAACGATACGTTCCTGCACAGAGGATTGAACACGCCCCCCCAACATGAGTTCAACCCGTTCGGCGAGCGCGGCAAAGTTGTCGGCGCGTATGTTGTCGCCAAGACTCCGGATGCTGAGTACTTGGTGGATTACATGTCAATCAAGGACATCCATGCAATCCGTGACCGCTCAGAGGCGTGGAAGGCATTTGTTCGCGACAATTCCAAGACATGCCCCTGGGTTACGGATGAAGTTGAGATGGACAAGAAGACGGTCATCCGCCGTGGTTACAAGTCTTGGCCGAAGACGGACCGCACTCGCCTTGATAAAGCAGTGGCCGCAAGTGATGAGGCTGACGGCGTTGACCTGAATGCACCGGCCTTGATTGCCGCTCCGACTGAAGACGCAAGAGCGAAGGACCTAAAGACCATTCGCGAGTTCTTGGTCGAACTCGACCGCTCAGAAGAAAAGTATTTGAATTACTTAGTGGCCACTCACCGCCGCGAGATCAGATCGATTGATGAATTGACCGCCACCGAGATCACACAATCCAAAAACATGTTGAACGCCTTGGCGCTAAATGCGCGCAAGAAGAAGGGAACTGTGAATGAAGAAGCTGGCTGAGATTGATGCACTCCTTGCGAAGTTTGAAAAGCAATACGGCATTTCCGCAATTGGCGCGGAACAAGGCTCTGAGGCTTGGCTCAGGATAAAGCTTGGTGTTTTGTCAGCAAGCAAGATTGGTGATGCTCTTGCCAAGCCTGGTTCAGAAACGCGCCTAACGTATCTCTGTGATCTGGTGGGCCAGGTTTGTACGAGCGAGATTGAAGAGATCGATGCCAAGGCATTGAGCTGGGGAAAACAGAATGAGGCAGGCGTGCGCGCCGGTTACGAGTTTGAAACCGGCCTTACTGTTCAGCCCGTTACATTCGTATTCAAAGACGACAAGTTCCGTGAAGGCTGTTCGCCCGATGGTCTTGTCACGGACCTGAAGGGCGTTGAGATTAAATGCCCCTATAGGACCGCAAACTATATCAAGTTCTTGTGCGCCGATAAGATTAAGCCGGAATGGTACAAGCAAGTTCAATTCTGCATTCGTGTTCTTGATGCAGGTGAGTGGGACTTCGGCCAGGCTGATCCGCGCATGTTTGCGCAGCCCATGAAGTACGTGACCATTCCTCGCGATGAAGAAGTGCAGAAGCGTTTTGACGACGAGATCCCTGCATTCCTTGAAGACATGGACAAGATGCTTGCAAGCCTTGGCGTGAAGTATGGCGACCAATGGAAGCGCATCGCTGAGACTAACAAGATCATTGAAGGCAATTCGGTGAGCGCATGAGTGAAGCAGAAAAGTGTGACACATGTATCGGTGAGTCCGGCATGTGCGTTGTGTGCAAAGAGTATTGCGAAGTCGGGCGTTCATGCTGTGGGCGTGGTGTTTACTTCGAGGGCGACACGGTCGGCGATTGTGAGCGCGAAGAGTGTGGCGAGGAAGTCGCGTGAGTAACCCAGCCGATCATCCCAACATGTGTCCGAAGTTCCGGAAGATTTGGGAAGGCCAGCTTGAGATTGCGCGCAATTGGAAACCAAGTGAGCGCACTCAAGTTCAGAAAGAACTTGATCAGGCCGTTGCCCATTTGTTTCAACCGGACTTCAAGCCGGTGATGATTGAAGTTTTAAAGCTCAAAGGTATTCGGAGGATTGGAACATGAGCGAACCATTCAAGACACCGCTAACATCAGTGCATGAAGTGAAGCCGAAGTTCTGCAGCATCACTGGCGCGGAGCTTTCTCCGGATGAGTGGATCAAGATTCAAGACTCAAAAGGCAGCACCCTAATTTCGTTCTATCAGATCAAAGGATTCAGAGATGATCAGAAGTTGGTTGATGAACTGATTAGACGCGTGAACCTTTTTGATGACCTTGTTCGCTGTGTTGAGAATATGCGCGCGACTTTGCGGAATGACTTGAGCAAGGCAGATTCAAAGTTCATTACGGAACTTTTGGCAAAGGCTCGCGACGAACGCACTGCCATGGCATCGGGTGATTGATGAGAGTCGGGGTGAGTAGCGCAGCTGCATGGTTATTTAATTTGATTTGTGTTGTTTGCATTCTCGGCTCTGCATGGGCAGTGCTGATGTTGTTGAGAGTTTGAAGTTTTGTCCGAGCGGCGTGGGAAGCTGTGGAATTGGCGGTCCAATATACCTGACCAAGGATTCCACTAGAGACACGTGAATTCTGCCAAGAGTCGCTCAACGGCAGTGGAGCGACGGGTGCCGGAGTCGCGACCGGCCTCGGACTTTTAGAAAAGCCTTACCGGATTGGTCGAACGGTTGAGTGCGAGCGTAGAAGACCCACAGTAGCGTGTCGGTGAGACATAGCGGGGCTGAATAAATCAAGGCGCTCGACGAAGGAAAGTCGTTAACTAAACCCGAAGGTCAACCGGCCCGTCATACGGTTGCGTCGGCCCCGAACGAATCGGGGCACTTTAAGTGAGCGCCTTGGGACACCCATAACTTAGCGGGAATGGGTCCTGTAAAACTCTCGAGGCGTTCACTTAAAGGAGACTTTCTTGAGCCCGTCTATAAACCACAATTGTCCAATAGCGTTCCTTCAATACAAGACGGGCTCGAGTTCTTTTATGGGGGTGCTATGCAACCAAGAGTGACTGGCCACATCGTTCGACCTCATCCAAATAACCCGTTCATGAGCGAACACATCGCAGCTGTGGATAAGAAGTCTTTCGAAGTTCTGAAGCTTGAGAAGGAACAGATCTTCAAGGAGTACATCCAGGCCTCGACGCGTCTTCGCAAGGAGGTTGGGCGGCTGCGCCGCGCACTCACATTTGCACGCAAGAACGTCTCGCCGGCAGTAAAGATGCGCCTTAGTCAGATTGTAAAGGGAAAGAGGAATCGATGGAACTAATGTACGGAACTAACGAACAAGGCGAGTGCGGGCTCTGCGATGGAAAGCGCTGGATGACCTTACAGCCAATGAACTTTGTTGCACCTTGCGTGGGCTGTAGCGGCGATCGATCTCTTCCGGACATAGAGAAAGAGCGTGGGGTAAAGCTGTTTAAGAATTCAATGGGCGAATGGACTGAGATCAAACTCAATTAGGGGGACACGTGGGGGAAAAGAAAATTGAATCTCTTTGGGATCTTGAAGATGCGATTGCCTTCATGAAGGTATCGCGGTCCACAGTCTATGAGTTGATGGCCAAGAAAAAGATTCGCTATCACAAGATCGGACGCAAGACTAGGTTCGTTCCCGACGAACTCAAGGCAGACGTGAAGAAGCTATGAGCGGTAAGGTTTGGCAGCCGACAAAAGACACGCGTATCAAGCGGCGCGGAAAGTTCTACTGGGCGCGCTTCGAGAAGCGTGGCGTGGTGGTGCAGGAATCTCTCAGCACTCAGAACTTCAGCACCGCCGTTCGCATGACGGACGACATTGAGAACTGCATCCTTCTTGGTGTCGATTGGCACAAGCCTAAAGAGATGTTCGAAGATGTATGGCCGGCGTTCCTCAAGGCGAAAGAGGCCGGGGACAAGACCGCTGTCGCCCGACCAAAGACCCTTTACGAATACACACAGTTTGGAAAAACAAAGTTCCTACCGTTCTTCACTGGCAAATCATTGATGGAGATTGAAGACGCTTGGCCTGAGTTTGTTGAACTCGAGCGCACCAAAAACCCGGAGATCCAGTTCGCCAACATGCGGAAGTATTTGTCCTCATTCCTGACTTGGTGCAAGCGCAAGAAGAAGATGACCGAGAAACCTGAGCTCTTCGATCCCGATGCCAAGTTCAAAGCGGCGCGCGAAGAAGAATCGATCGGCCAGGCTTTCCCCGTGGATAAACTTGCGGCCATCCGAACTGAAGCCGCGAAGGAAGGGCTTGCCTTCCACCTGTTCACCGTCATGGAACAATACATGGGAATGCGCCCGTCAGAAATTACCCAACTCGCCAAGGACCGGATCGATCTGCCGGCGGACATGATTCGCCTTAAGAAGATCGACACGAAGACCAAGCGCGGGCGACCGGTGCCGATCCATGCTGCCGCCCGGGCCCTACTTGTGCAGCAATTGGCAGCCAGTGGTGACTCACCCTTCCTGTTCCCGCACCGAGACGATCCGTCCAAGCCGATGCGAAAGGATGGCTTTCGCGGGCCATGGGAGCGGGTGTCTGTAGCGGCCGGGATTGCCGGGCGGAACTACGACCACCGGCATTCGTTTATCACCCACGCGCTTCTGGCAAAAGTGGACCCCTTCGCGGTTGCGAAGATCGCTGGCACTTCAATTCAAATGGTTCAACGCGTCTACTCGCATCTGTTCCCTGAGAACCTCAAGGCAGAGATCGCCAAGGTGACGCTGACATGAAGACAGACCATGCCGTACAAATTCCGTACATTGAGGGAGTTTTTAGACTGGTCAGATCTTGTATGTGTTTGGAAGTTTTGGCGATCCCGGCACGACTCGAACGTGCGACCTACTGCTTAGAAGAAAGTGGGATAGATGAATCACCAAAATCAAGAGACCATTCATTTCGCACGTTTGCAAGTGTCGTCAATGACTTAGCCTCTGACTGCCGTCCGCTCACGTCCGGCGAAGTCCGCCCAATATGCGAAGTATGCCGTACAAATTCCGTACATTTTTTTGATGATGTTTTGTGTGTTGGAGATTCCGCCGCTTGGAACTATTCACAGGTGGCACCCTGCTCGAATCGACGGACTCACAGCTTATCAAATCCACTTTTAAATCAAAGCACAAACTTTCGACGCAAGACGCTCAAGGCAGCGGTGCGCGGAAGCTGTATTCCGGGGGGAATAAGATGCCAAGAATCAATATTGAAGACGAATTTTTCGTAGACGTTGGCCGGGTCACCGGCGCGGACAAGATCAAAAGTTACGACGAAGCCTTGGGGGTGGCGCTGCGCTGGATTCGCTTCGGCCAGGACAAGTTCCGTAAAGGTAAGCGGATCTCCGTGGATGAATTTAAAGAGCAGTTTCCGGAAGCTTTGATCCCGGTGTTCGCCAAGGTGGATGGTGAGTTCGTGACCGTTGTCGGCGCAAAGAATCATTTCACCTGGCTTCAAAAGAAAAAGGATGCCGGCAAGAAGGGTGGAGAATCCAAGCAAACCGAAGCAAACGCAAGCAAGCCTGAGCAAACGGAAGCCTCTCCCTCTCCCTCTCCCTCTCCCTCTGAGCTCAAAACTCTTGCTGTTGCTGATGGAAAAGCACCAGCACAGAAGGCTACGCCATTGGGGGAAATGCTGGGGAGGGATGAAACCGTCAACCTTCTATTCAATCAGCTGCCTGAGTCCGTACGAGACGATCTGCTTGAACGATTCACGAAGGCCTCACTGAATGCCACCATCCGGAACTGCGTCAACCATTACGCCGCGGAGAAGAAGCCAATTGATATAGCACACTGGCCCACCAAGATTGTGACTTGGATAAACCGGGAAGTGAAAACGCTGAAGCCGGTCAAGCCTAAGCCGCCGGGTCCCTATTCACCAGAGCCGCCGTTCGATCCGGCCGCCGAGTTCAAACCGTACGTAGTCAGTCCCGGTGTTGAAGAGAAGTTTCTGGTTTTCGTCGGACAAGGGGACGCCAATGCAGGCTGATCCACTTCGGAGCGCTATCGAGCGACTCGAGAACGCATTAGCAGAAGCCCGGTCGGAAGAGCTCAAGGCGCGGTCCGCTTATCACAATGCTTACAAGAAGTTCGATCGCCGCCGGAGCAAGCGAGAGGCGATCGAAGATGAATTGCAGAGCCGTAGACAGGGGCAGCTTCCACTCTTTGAATCGGTGAGCGCGACATGCTGACCGAAGTTCTAACTGTAACGCTTGAGTCACGGCCGTGCGGTAACTGCGGTCAAGTCATGCGTGTCACGCCGGCCAGCACCCAGAGGTTTCATTCGCTTCACTGTGCACAGGAGTTCGAAAAATGGGGCGGTCCCCGGAAAGTATTGCCAGACGTCGAGAGAAAGATCGAGAGCGTTACCGTCGGCGCATTGCCGAGAACGCGGAGTATAGAGCGCGATGCCTGGAAAGAAGAAGGGTCCGGAACCAAACGCCGGAACAAATCAAGCGCGCGCGCCAAAGAGCCAAAGACTACTACTATGCCAACAAGGAGCGAATCAATGCAGCCAGACTCGAGCGAAACAGAAAAGACCAAGCCGCGGTTAATGCCGCCGCCCGAGAACGATACCAAGCAGAGCGAGACGCAAACGCCGCCAAGGAGCGAGCTCGCCGCGATCGGCGAAACCCAGCCCGCGCAATCAGGCGACTCACGCGCGAATTTAGAGATGGCCGCCTTTCGTTCGCTGAATTTACTGAACAAGTCCGCAGACAGGTTGATGGGTTTAATCGAAGAGTGCGTAACCGATTCGGATCTAGCGAAGTCAAAGGAAGGAACTCAACGGGTGGAAACTCACCGGATTGAAACAGCAATCTCAGCGGCAAATGCGTTGGCCGCGAGCCTTCAGACTGGTGCGAACATGGTTAAGGCAATGACTGATTTAATTAAGAGAGGGGATACATGATCAATATCCGAATTCTAAAGCGTCCAACAAAGCGCTCAGGCAATCCGCTTGCGCCAGGTGATAACACCAAGGTGCGCGGCATAGTGATCACCAACACCACTGCGCGAACTGTGTACGTGGATAAGTTCACTCCGAAGAAACCAAGGAAGAAGAAGTGAGCGAGACGGGCAAGCGCCCGAGAATCGAGCATTGGTATATAGGTCCACAGAATCAAGTCTTTGGGTATATATACGATCATCCACGTTTTAAGGACGGCGAAATTATTAAGACCTCAAGTGTAATTGAATTCGATTTTGAAAGGGGGAAAGCACAAACGAAAAGTATGGAGTTCATTCTAGGTGAACCGCTAGATGCTGCGCTCGCAAAGCGAAGGAATGGCACAACAGATTTTTGAATTCATCTTCAAGAAAACAAAACGCAAAGACCTTAGGGGGTATTTATATGCGTGCAACTTTGATTCTAATGTTTATGTTCTTTACTGGTTCTGTGTTCGCAAGCGGCAAGCTATCTTTCGAGCCGCGATATAATCCGAAGAATGAACAAACCACTTACATGGTTGGCCTTGGGATTTATGAGACTCTCATTTCTGATAGAGCTGCTTTGAATTCATGGACTGGCTTTGGTGACTCTATGCTTGAAGATGAGGGTGACTCTTACTCGAAGTGGTTCGTCACGAAGAACTCCGTGGATATATTCGTGGGCG